AGTTCAAAATGCTTGTTTAGGTATAGCTAATGAATTTTATCAAGAAGATGAAGAATTTTATAAATTAGAGGATGATCTCGTGCGTGCAGTGCTCTTTTTAGAGTGTACTAATGCCAAGATTATCTTTGGAAATTTAATTGTTGAGATACCACATGGTTTACCTAGTGGTTCTTTCTTAACTTTTCTTCTAAATTGTTTAATGAATCATATGTATCATAGAATTGCTTGGGAAATGTCAGGTCATGTTTATTATGACTTTGATAAGTTCGTCTTCTTGTTGGTTCATGGAGACGATAGCCTTTTCGAAGTTGCTCCATTATATTCTAATACCTTTAATGAACTTGTGCTAGAGAAAACCATGGCTTGCTATGGTGTCACTTATACTAGTGAACTTAAAGGAAAAGCCAGTTCTGAATTGCGAAATATTTGGGAAGTTAATTATCTCAAACGTACTTTCAGATTTGATGAAACCACCCAGGAAATTTTAGGTCCTATGTCTCTTGATGCTACATTAGAGATAATTAATTGGACTAAGAAAAAGGATGCTATTAAAATAACTGTAGATGAAATAGATGTAGTTCTTCGTGAACTATCTTTACATAATCGAGAAGTATTTGAAGAGTATCAAAAGAAAATCATAAGGTCAGTGAATGAGAATATGTCTCAGGCTACTTTTGACAGACCCCTTTCAATGTCTTATGAAACGTGGAAATCAATCACTCTTAAGAGTGAAGGATTTCTATGATGTCCGAATGAGTTTTTGCTGTCTATCTCGGATAAAATAGATATAAACGTTCTTAGAACGGCTGCTTTTACGAACGAAGTTTCAAGAAAACTTCAACTCCTTGCAAACTTGAGTGTGTCAATGTTATTTACCAATATGAACAATACAACTATAACCAAAAACGATTATAAAAGCGAAGACTATGTGGGTGTGTTACCACCGGACGGTCACAAAAATGAAGACTATGTAAACGATTTATCGTTAGACGGTCAAAAACTCCGAAATGCCTTTCCTCAGATGGGCGATCTCGATGATAAAATTAGTAGTACTGCTGTAGTACATAATCAAGCTGTTGAAGGCGAGATGGATATAGCTCAGACTACTTCTTTTGTAAATGATGGTGTGGTTTCTAGTGTCACTGATGTGGCGCCTTCTACCTTACCAGCCTTGTATAAATCTTCTTCTGATCAAGCTAATGCTACAGATATCAAGACCTTTTTAGGAAAGCCCTATCTTGTTATTTCTGGAGTGTTATCTGGAACAGATGTATTTGGAACTTTTACTCCTATTAATCTTCCAAAAGATGTTCTGTCTCAGACTATTTTTAAAAGTAAACTAGATGGATATCTAGGAGCTAGGTTCTCGATGAAAATTAGATTAGTTGTAAATGGAAATCCCTTTCAAATGGGACGTTATATTTTAACATATTTACCTTTTGGTGGTTATCCTAATGATTCAAAACGTGCTTATTGGACAGGAGCTCATACAAACACTTTATATGAGCGAACCCAACTTAAGCGTATTGAATTGGATGTAACTTGCGATACAGAAGGAATTATGACTATTCCTTTTTCCTCTGTTGAGAATTTCTATTCTATTCATAGTACTCTATCTACAAACAATTTGGGGGCGTTAGGACAGATTCAATTAAGTCCTTATTATGCTCTCAGTAGTTCAAGTGGATCGACTTATGCTAACTATTCTATTTATGTTTCATTTGAGGATGTAGAACTAGTCGGAGCTGCTGTTCCACAGATGGGTAAGGCGAAAGCGCGTACAGCCATAGACAGGGAGCAATCCGCTGCGGGAAAAGGTCCTATTAGTTCAGCTATATTTTCCTTTGCAAAAGCTAGTTCTGCTATTGCTGAAGTACCTATTCCAGTTGTTTCTGATTTTGCTAGTACGGTCGCTTGGGCTCTAGGTATAGCAGGAAATACAGCTAAAGCCTTGGGTTTTTCTAAACCCATTGATTTAGCTGCTTTGAATACTGTTGTTAATAAAAATGCTCGATATATGGGAACAGCAGATGGTTTTGATACTTCGATATCACTCTCTGCTATGTCCGATAATCAAGTTATACAATTGCCTGGAGCTGCTACTTCTGATCTTGATGAAATGGCACTTATTAATATTGCTACGATCCCAGCTTGGTTTAACACATACGACTGGACTGCTGTCCGCGCTTCTGGTTATTCTCTTGCTACTATTAGTCTTGATCCAATTTCTTTTCTTCAAAATAGAACTTTCTCTAGTTTAGTAGTTACAAATTATACTCCAATAGCGTGGGTCAGTGAGCACTTCTCTGCGTGGAGAGGCTCTTTTGTTTTCGATCTAAAGTTCGTTAAGACTATATTTCATTCAGGAAGATTAGCTATATGTTTTTATCCATCTTCACCTTTGTTGAATACTGGTAAAACATCAAGCTATGCTGACTCTAACTATGTACATAGAGAGATAATTGATTTGAGATGTACTAATCAAGTTAGACTGACTATTCCTTATGTTAGTTCTACTTCTTTTATGAATTTGGGTACATCCATGGGAACGATACAAATATTTGTACTAGATCCTCTTGTTGCTCCAGCTACGGTTCCTAGTAATATGGGAATTATTGCTGAGGTATCTGCAGGTCCTGATTTTGAATGGGCTAGACCATGTAATAATCCAACTATGGTAGGTACTACTGGAGGGAGTGCTTTCTTAGGAGCTACGCCTCAAATGGGAGAGCCTGAACCATGTGAACTTGTTAGTACATCTATTGGATCCACTGGACAACCTTCTTATTCTAATACTATTAATGCTGAGGTTTGTATTGGAGAGAAAGTTCTATCCTTTAGAAGTTTGTTGAAAATCTTTAGAATTCAACGGTTGAGTTCTGATATGTTAGCTAATAATACTACTACTCTCATTCCTTCTGCTATTAATGCGACCTTTTGGGATTCTACTCCTACTTTAGTTCCAGGAACCACTTATGGTGATCTGTATGATGAAGTTGGTGCTTGCTTTCTATATTCAAGAGGAAGTATGCGTATTAAAATGCTATCTGCTTATATAGGGTTTATTTTTGCTAGTTCACAGGAAATAGATGACCAAGCAGCAGCTTCTATAGCAAGAAGTAATATGATAAACATAGTAGGGAACCCATGGCATATTTGGAATAACTCTTCCGGACGTTTATCTATTGCTTTTTCTACTAATGAAGGATTTCTTGAAGTTCAAATTCCTCAATATACTTTGAGACATTCTCGAAATAATATTGCAGAAATTGTAACTTCTGTTGCAGGATTTACTTACAGTGATACCAGGTCTCTCGGATCAGGTGAATGTCTTAATATTACTGCGTTCCAGGATTATATAGCTCTTCCTGAAAATTTTCGAGCTCCGCTCTTTCGAGCAGTTGGAGACGATTTCTCTTTTCATGAATTCGTTTCTACTGTTCCAGTGCAGAGATTCAACGGAACCACTTATCTTTAAGTGGTTCCAACCCATCCTACAATACTTTCCGGTTTGTATGTAGGTAGGAATTAAAACCTCCGGTTTATAGGTTTTTCTTCTGGGGCTTCTGCCCTTTAATTATTCAAATTTTATGATATCTTTCAGATGTCGTTGTTCGAAGGTCTTAAAGGGCCGGAGAGCTTCTTCATTATAATGATTGATGGAGAATTTAAGCCAAGAATGTCTATCCGTCACTACCCTTTTTAAAGGTAGGACGGATATTTTCTAATTGAC